GCGTCATTGACGCTTGATAGCATAGAAACCGCATTCCCTGGAATTTAACCCATCCAGGGTATCTTAAAAGTACATTACTGTACAAATTAGATAGACAGTATGAGATAGTAATCACTTATCCCTTTCGGATATTTGTTTATTTGTTTTACACAATTTAAATATCCTCATCACTGTGTGTGTTTGTATTTTACGCTTTCTTGCCTTATCACTCACAAATGTTTGTGTTAAGTCATAGTCTGCGCAAAGTACATCAATCCAATTTATTGTGAGTTCATCTGGAGAATCTTTAAGAGCTATTATAGCTTCATCGATTTCCCATAGCCTCTCGAGACGGTTATTAATAACAACCGCAGCGGGGTGCAACTCATCTAAACGTATTGATCCTATGCCTAGAACCGAAAAGGAAATAGGTTCCCCCCCCTTATCTCTAAATTTACTCCAGAAAACGGATTTTCCGTTTTCATCTTCCCTAAAAAGGGATTCGTGAATTTCTGGGATAAGGGCTTGCTTCTTTTCGAGCTTCTTTTTAAGAAGCTCCGCAATCATCTCAGGTAATAGACTTAGGTCTAAACCTTTCCAGACACCTTCCGTTACCGCAATTTCTTGTGGGCGTAAAGTCCGGATGGAAGTTAACACCTCCATTGGCGATTGTGTAAGAAGCAGAAATGTCATTCTATCTTTAAAAAAGATAGTTTTTGACAGGGTTTCCCAGCTATATGGTTCAACGGTTATTCCTAAGCCAAGTAGGCCAAATCTTAGTGTTAGAGATTCCAGTGATGGACTCTTTGACCAAGTTTTGACTAACTTGTAAGGAATGGGCGTGATTTCTTCCTCCCTATACAATAATCGCTTTGCGATTTCTGCACTCGGGGGAAAGAGATCTTTAGGTGTCCAGTGATATGACTTAGGGATTGAAATTTCAACTCCAATATAAGACATAGCACTAAGATACCTATCTGATACCTTCGTATTGAAAATAGCCACATCGTCCCCGAGTACAACATAGTCCCTGAAGGATTTAAACCCTTCAAGTTCTGCGCAATACTCGATGAACGCGTGGTGAGTTAAACTAAAGATTGACCACGAGGATATTATCCCCATGGGTTGACCTACAGCATATCTCACATTTCCAG